AGTAGTTATGGTGGCACAATGACAATAAATTACAACGCATATATCGGCGGTGCTATAGGTTCCAATGTATGTGTTACGACAAATAGCACAGGCGAATATGTTTTTGTGGCAGTTCAAAATGGAAATATTTATAAAATTTCAAATTATGGAACAGCAACAGGTATACAAACATCTGCTCCTGTAAGCAATTGGTATGGAATAACTTGTAATGGAAGTGGTCAATATATTGCTGCTATTGTGTATGGCGGTGGCATATATACATCATCCGATTCTGGCACTACATGGCTTATGGTTACTGGATCATCGCCCAGAAATTATTTTAGCATTTCGTCAAATTATACAGGACAATGTATAAATGTTGTTGTTAATAATGGTCAAATATATTATTCAACTGATTATGGTTATACATTTAACGTAGTAAATAATATGCCAAATAAAAACTATTATTCTAATAGTATGAATGGATATGGTAATATAGTAAATGCTATTGTTAATTCAACTAGCATTGGAACACAAATTTATGTCTCTCTAAATGCTTCTAATTAAATATTAAATAAAAAACAAATTAAACATAACAAAATAATTAATATAACAATTATGTTATCTAAATTAATAAGTCTAACAAAAGAGTCTGAAGAACGTCTAATATGGGATGATTATTTTATGTCTATTGCTTTACTTGCTTCTCAACGTTCTCCTTGCGAGAGACTTCATGTTGGTTCTGTAATCGTTAAAAATAATAGAATAATTTCAATGGGTTATAATGGATTCATATCAGGAGCACCTCATATTAGTCGTGTTGAAAATGGACACGAACAATCAACAATTCATAGCGAAATAAATGCTATTACTGATTGTGCGAAACGTGGTGTATCATTAGAAAATTCTTCTATTTATATAACCCATTATCCGTGTATAAATTGTTTCAAATGTATAGCAGCATCCGGAATAAAAAATATCATCTATTTAGAAGATTATAATAATAACCCAATTGTAGATATACTAGCATATGATTCAAATATAAAAATTACAAAATTAGTACAAATATAGTAAATATAAAAAATATAATAAGTATCTATAAATTATTATATTTTAATTCTTTCTATTTTTTCTTGTCTTTTTACCACGAGTAGTTTTTCTCGTTTTTCTCTTGCCACCTTTCTTTCTACTGAAAAACCAGTTATTCGATTTTTTTTCTTGTTTTAAGTCTTCTTTTCTTAATTCGTGTGCTTCAATTGGAGTAAATCCGTGTGGTTCATTAACATTATATTCACGAGAAAATTGTTCAGTTTCAAATGAAGTCTTAATATTACTTTCTAGTTGTTTACAATAAGGTGTAGTACTTTTATATCCGAGAGAAGTTTTAGGACAACATTTTTGATAATTCATTTGCATTTCGCGTTTAATTTCTTGAATTTCGTCAGCTTTAATATTAGGGTTGTTTAATTGATTCATCATATTGATTAACTTATTGGGAGTACATTCTTGAGCGCCACTTAGCTCTTGTCTAAAACAACTTAATTCTTGGTTTAAATCGATGTTATTGGTAGAAGTAATATTTGGTGGATCCTCGCCTTCTCTCACTACAAGTGAATTTAAATACATTAAATTATTATTTGATTTGATTTCCAAAACTAACTCCCATATATTCTGTTTTTGTATTTTAGCGAAGTCGTTATGACAAGCTTTAAGCATTTTTTTATTAAGATTTTTATTATCTGTAATAAGTTGACATATGTTAACTAATGTTGCTTGCATAATATTAGAATGTGCTACAACATATATATCTTTACTATTATCTTTAACCTCATTTTGAACCCAATTAATAAATAAAAACATACCTTCTTTTTCGAAATAATCCGTAAAAATATTTATTCGCGGTTGTGTTTTATAAAACATACCTTTTTTTGACGTATCTATTTTATTTATTTTTAATGGAAATGGAGGATCAGAAAATTTAACGTCTTGAATTTTAATCTTACTAGCCTTTTGGTCGATTAATGAAATAAAATTTTTTTTCATATATTCGGTCTCTCTTGGTCCAAATTTAAAACCACCTCTCATTAATGAGTAATCATTAACCCTTGGTACATTTTTAGAATATGGATTAAAATTCTTGTCAATAGGCGTTAACAAATTAAGTTTTTTATTTTTATAGTTTAATTTAAAACTCTTTTTTTCGGTTGGAAAATCAATAAATATTTCAGTATTCTCAGTCAAAACTTTATTTAAATGTTCTTTTATTTGTTGTGTAACAGATGAATTACTTATTTTATAGTCATTTTTAATACTGTCATTTAAAAATAAATTAATGATAGTTAAAAAATCAAAATATTGTTGTAGTTTCTTAATTTGTTCTGAAAAATTAACTGGTAAATTACCCAAATCAGCTTGTTTCAATAACTTATTATGTTTTTCTTTAATATAAGGTGATACAATAAGATAAATTTTATTATTAGAACAATAAGGTAGATATTGAATAATAGCTGTCATCCAAGTTCTAACTAAGCAACTTACATAAACTTTATTGTAAAAAGTGCCTTCTATATTTCTCTCTAATGATAGTCCAGTAAGAGTACCCCAAAGAGAGAGAGCAGGTTCAGCAAACTTTCTTAATGTGCTTAAATCTTTATCATCTATAATATTATTACATGAACGTAAATGTCTAGAAATATAAAATTTTTGTGTAATATTTCCATCCAATAATTTACTTGTTTCATCCATTATATAATATAAAAAGAATTATTTATAAATTACTCATAAAATATTAGTCATAAAATATTAATCATTAAATATTATACCATTTTTATTACTTGCTTTACATTTTGTAGTCCAAGAGCAGCAAGAAGTTTGACTACAGTTATTTCTTGTTAACTTATTACAAGCTTTTTCAAGGTCAAACCCAAAATGATTTTTACAAAAAGCTTCATTACCTTTACTTATTAACGGCTCAAGTGCTTCAATTGTTACGACACCTAGTAATTTTTTTGGTTTAATATTTTCGTTTAAATTTAAACCAATTGAATTAATAAAAATAATTAGCGAAAATATTATTAAAATTATTAGTAAAAGCTTTAGAATATATTTAAAATCCATTCTAATATAAATAAATATTTTATATACATATTTTATAATGGCAAAAACTCGTAGAAATAGTAGTAGAAGTAGTAGAAAAAGTAACGTTGTTAAAAGTATTACAAATAAAGCTTTACCGGTAGTTGACAAAAGCTTAAGAAATGTCGGTAAAGTAACTAAAGATGTAGTTGAAACATCGATACCTGTAATTGAAAAAGGAGTGTCAGTTGTATACGATACAATGTCAAGTGGTTTAGATTTAGGGGTAAAAGGTGTTAAAACAGTATCAAAAAAAGTTACTTCTTCTCAAAGACATAGAAAACGTAGTTATATTGGCGGTAAAAAGACGAGACATCGTAAGAGACATTCTAAACGTAAACATTAATAATATGTTATACGATAGCTTCATTCGTTTGAATTGTTAAATCCGTAAAATTTATTGTATTAATGTTATTTAGATTATGTCGGTCAGTTAATTTAAAATGTTTTTTCTTTTTTTTTTTAATACTATTAACATATTTATTGTATAAAATACTAAAGAATAATGTTATAAAAAACATACTTATAGAAATATAAATATAAATATTAATTACTTTTTTATTATTATTATTATTATCAGTATTTAGATCTACCATTATGAGTGTAGGCGATGATGTAGGAAACGATGTAGGATTTATTATTATAACGGCAGAAGGCATATCAGTAACGCTGAATGTAGGTTGAAAAGTAGGATTTAACGCGTTAATTATAATATCATTGTTATTCATTATATATTAATCATATAATTATTATCCCAAATATAATATTTTATTAATTAAATTATAATATATTATTATTATATAATAATAATATAATATGAAATTTAATATTACTGATAAAAGTTATATTAATTATAAGGATGAGTTGTTAAAAAAAAGTAAACAACATAAAATACTTCAACAGAGAGTAATCCAACAACGTCAAAAATTAAATCAACAGAGAGTAATTCAACAACGTCAAAAATTAAATCAACAAAAAGTAATTCAACAACGTCAAAAATTAAATCAACAGAGAGTAATTCAACAACGTCAAAAATTAAATCAACAAAAAGTAATTCAACAACGTCAAAAATTAAATCAACAGAGAGTAATCCAACAACGTCAAAAATTAAATCAACAAAAAGTAATCCAACAGCGTCAAAAATTAAATCAACAAAAATTAAATAAATTAAAACCTCAAAATAAATTACTAAACAATATGAAAAGTAAATTAATAAATATAAATTTAAAAATAAGAGATAGAGTTAACAAGTATCAAAAATTGCTTAGGAGAAGAAAATTTGAAGAACTAAAAACAATTCAAAAACAAAATTTAGGATGTAATGATAAAAAAGAAATATCAGAAACATGTGAAATAAACCAAAAAACTATAGATATTATTCACGATAATAGTAGACCAATAGATTCGAGTTTTCTTAAAGGTTTTTTAAGTTATTCGTTCGATTATACAGGTTCTTATCAATTAACAGAAAAATTAGTGAAAGATAATATACCTATTGTCGTTTGTGATTATTTTAAAATAGTTCCTAAAATTATTTTTGTAGGAAACCATGTTTTAGTTGAAATAGAAACTAATTTAAAAGAAATGGAACATTATGACAAAGATTTTGGAATTACATTCAATAAAATGTCAGATAAGAATAAGGATGAGTTGATATATGTTTTTTACAATAAATATACAAATAATTTAAGGATCATATCGAGTGATAACTGTCCATTTTCTAGATTAGGTGAGCAATTTAAAAATTTGAAAAACTTGGAATTGTTAGAAGCATTTAAACCATATTTTTTGTCAGAAACGTCTTTGCATAAATGTTTTTATAATGCGTTAAATTTTAATTCGGACATTTCAAGTTGGAATACTAAAAACGTAAACAATATGTCATATATGTTTTATTCGGCAACATCATTTAATAACGGACAACAACTTCAAGAGATAAAAAAATTAAAAGAAACACAAAACGTGTCTTATAATAATTCCACAAAGACTTTAACTTGCCCTAATGCTAATTTTAACTTAACAATGTATATAAATGATACTTTAATCATAAAAACAAATACAAAAATATATTTAACAATTATACAAAAAATTAAGAGTAATATATCATTAATACTTTTAAATCCATTAGATATAGATTTAAATGAAGGAGATATAATAGAAATAAAAATAATGAATCAAAGTAGTAACCCTTTAAATTGGGATACTTCGAATGTGACAGATATGGAATTGATGTTTTATAATGCTTTTTTATTCAATCAGGAAATAAATTGGGATGTAAGTAGAGTTAATAATATGTCTAATATGTTTTCTCATGCATTAACGTTCAACCAAGATCTAAGTCTTTGGAATACAAAAAACGTAAAAAATATGTCATCAATGTTTAATAATGCGACATTATTTAATAATGGTGACTTAAAAGATAAATGTAATAAACCTTTAAATTGGGATATAACAAATTGCGAAGATTTAAGCTGTATGTTTGAAAATTGTAGTATATTTAATCAAGATATAAGCAATTGGAATACTGTAAATGTTAAAAATATGGAAAAAATGTTTAAACATTGTATATTATTTAATCAATATATCGGTAATTGGAATACTGAAAATGTTGAAAATATATCTGAAATGTTTAACAATGCGTCATTATTTAATAATGGTGAACAACTCAATGTCATTCCAAAAACGCTACCTTTATTAAGTATGTATTTGAATCATAATAAAATATTAACTTCTCCGGGAGCTAATTTTATTTCTGATTTAGCAATTAATGACATATTAATAATAAAAACATATAGAGATACTACATTTTACGTATTTTTTGTAAAAAAAATAATAAACAATACAACATTATTATGTAATGCTAATGTTAACATAGATTTACACATCGGTCAAATTATATCAATAAAAAAATCTGTAATAGGAACAAATCCATTAAATTGGAATACATCAAAAATGAAAAATATGTCGTTAGTTTTTAATAATGCGATATCTTTTAATCAAAATATATCCACATGGAATATAGAAAATATAAATCTTTTTCCGGACATGTTAAATAATGCTTATAGTTTTAATAATGGTAATAAGCCAGATATTTCAAAATACATTTAAAAATAAATTTGTTTTATTTGATGTTGGTTTAAATAAATATACGAGTTCAGTAGCAGGAACAGCACGATCGAATTTATTAGGAAAAAATTGGACTATAACTGATGGTGGTGGTGTTTAAATTGTAATTATAATTTAATAATTTGTATATTATATTATAATTTAATGTCTTCTTCTAGTTCTTATTCTTGATTTATGACTTTTAGATTTATTACTTCTTGATCTATTAGTTCTCTTATGTCTTTTAGACATTCTTTTACCGCCTTTTGAAGATATAGGACTATAATACGGAATTATTTGTTGTTCCGTTCCAATCATATATATATATTTATATTAAATTTTAGTTAATTTTGGACCTTTACTAGTTTTTACTTTTTTCTGTTTTGTATTTGTCTTGTGTATTTCATTATGACAATTCTCACATAATGTCATTAAATTCGCTAAACTATTCTTATGAAATATAGATGAATCATTAACGATCATACCATTTTCATTCGCTTCATGTTGGAATTGAAGATGGTGAACTTCCGTACCCATATTTTTTCCACAATTTTCACAAGTTCCTACAATTTTATTAGAGTTGTATCTAGATTGTTTGAGAGAAAGAATACTTTTGCTTTCAGGACTATATTTAATTCTAATTTCGTTTGCTGAATCTAAAAAATCTTGTGGTAAATTCAAAGATTTACAAACCTCAAGACCATATAAATTATTTCCTGGTCCATCTTTTAATTTACGATCATAAATTAGCATATCTTTTTCTTTATCATAAATAACTTCCATATGTTTTAAACACACGTTTCTCAAATTGGAAATTTCTTCATAATTAACGATTTCGTGTAAATGAGTAGCAAATATAAAACTACTTTCAGATTTACATAATTTTTGTATACCTGCGACAAATATACTAATAGCACTCATCGTTTCAGTTCCAGAACATAACTCATCGCCTAAAACTAAACTATTTTTGTCCATTAACCGTAAAATTGTTCTAAGTTCAGACATTTCAACTTCAAATGTAGAGAGACCTTTAAATATATTGTCATTCCCAATAATACGTGTGAATATATGTTTATAAGGTTTAAATTTAAAATCGCTACAAGGGACATATAATCCTGCTTGTGCCATAATAATAGCAATTCCTAATGCTCTAATGAGGGTTGTTTTACCAACGGCATTTGTGCCATATAATAATATACCATCTGTAACACCATTGCCGAGAGAAATATCATTTTTAATATATAATTCATTAAGTTGGAATTGTTCGATTAGACAGTGTCGTAAACCAGTAGCATTAACACACGCCTTTTCTGAGTTTACGATTGTAGGTTTACAATAATTAAATTTATGTGCTATTTCACTTTTATTATGTAAAACATCTATCAACGTTACAAAATTAATTATTTGTTCTAATTGTTTTTGAAAATTACCAAATTCTTCTGTAAATTTATTATATGCTATTGTAATTAAATCTTTCATAGAAATTTTAGTGGAAGATATATTTTTACATAATGTATTAATTTGTATATCAGAAATAAAATTATTTGAAGAATTTTGTTTTTCATATTCGAATTTATTTTTTGATACTATAAAATTAAATTTTATATTAGATTGAATTGTTAATTCAATTGTTTGATCATTTTTAGGTAAATATTCTTCTAATAATTTACATCGTCGACTAGTACATACTAACCCGTAATTATTTTTTTCTGTTTCATGTATTTTAACATAATCTCCACTTCTAGCTGTTTTTTTTTCTTTATTTTCTATTAAACAACTAAGGCATTCTCTAATAGCTTCTAATTTAAGTTGAGATTCATTTAATATTTGTGTTTTTTTATCTAACTCAGTATCTACACCTATTTGAATAAAATTAATTTCAAATTGTTGTAATTGATCTAATTCTTTAGCCAAATCAATATTAATATTATGTTCAATAAGGTCTAATAAATGTGAGCAAATATTTCCAATTTCATATAAATTTGGTTCAAAATTTAATAAATATTTAAAAATAGTTTTATTAGTATCTTCATTTATAGTTTGAAAAATTTCTCTAATAATTTTGATATTATTATGTAAAGTAAAAAAAGATTTAGGTGGAATTTTTTTTAAATATATTTGTCTCTCAAACTTAGATAAATCTTTTATTTGAAGTAATTTACTTTTAAATAAATTATCATATTTAACTATATTTTTCAAATAATGTTCGGTTATATCATATTCTCTCTGTAAAATATTTTCATCATAAATCGGATTTAATATATTATATAAAAACTTTCTTCTTCCCATTGGAGTACAACAATTATTTAACATAGACGATACACACGAATATTTGCCTGATTTAACATTTCCATCATCAATAATATTTAATTGTTTAAGTGTATGATTTGCTAATGATAATCGTGTAAAACAATTTTCAAATATAGGTTCAGAAATTTTATTAACGAGCTGTGGATTATGTTGATAAACGAAATCAAGGAGATAACAAAAAGCTTGCGTTGCTATATTATTTTCATTAAAATTCTGAATAAATATATCAAAATTATCAAAGTTATAAAATTTTGAAAGAATTTCTTTTTGATACGATTGTTTTTCGCAATTTTTAATTTTATGTAATTTATTATTGTATTTGTTAGTATTTTCACAGATTTCTTGATTTTGAATATGTATTTTATGTATTAAACTAGATGATATACCAGCATAACTAATAATATTATCCATTTCTTTTTCATTTGGTAAATCTGATATTAAAATAACTTCGCTTGGATTATAAATAGATATAAATCTCTCTAATTCGTCATATGTAGTTGGACTATTAATATATATTTCTTTAAATTGAAAAATACTAGTTTTTCCAGTAAATATATCGATATTAGCTACCCCAACAACAACGTATTTACCTTTCATAAATATTTTATTTTCAATTAAGTTAACCCAAATACAAGTTATTGAGTTCGTTAAATTAGGGGATTCAGTATGAAAATACGTTCCTGGAGAGAAAACCCCAGCTAAACTTCTCGTAGTATTTTTAACATTTTCATCTTGAGTATAAACTACAGCAGTAAATCCAGCATCTTGTATTTTTCTCAAATATTTTTCAATCATGATGTCTTTAAATCCTGCCATCATAACATTATTTTTTCCTACACATGTATTTTTATCAACTATATTCAACTCACAAATTTGAGAGAAATCTAATATTTTACTTGATGTTATAACATTTAATTCTTTATCATTTATGCCATATACTTCAAAAAAAGCACCAACTTGCATTAATAATATAGTTCTTTCACCATATTCGTCTTGAAATCTTTTGGTTAATTCAAAATATTCGTTCATTAACGACATATATTTAATATAGTTATATGTATATTAAATATAATCTTATCTCTTTAATATGATTTATTAACATAGTTAATAAACATAGTTAATTAACATAGTTATTAATTATCAACCTCAATAAATTTTAATTCATCACCAGGATTCATAAGAAAACGCTTACATCGTTTATAAAATTTTTTTGATATTAAATTAAAGTTGTAAAAAAGCATTTTAATTATATACAATACAAACGTTATATAAAAAGGAAGAAAACGTCCATTATTATGATCATATAAAACGATATTTTTATATTTTTCATTATAAATTGATATTTCAAAATTTATACCGTTTGATTCATCTGAATATTTCGTTTTATAACCAAAAACCATAAATGAATCTATTTTAAAAATTGCTTTCCTAAAATCGGTTTTATTTAGATTTAATAAAGATGATAACATATTTATTGTACTTGATTCATTATCAGTGAATATATCAATATCTATATCACTTTTTCCGGGTATATAATCTGCTCTATTTATACTTCCGTATATATAAATAGGTTTATCAATATAGAGAGAAATTTTATTTAACATATCTCTTTGATTTTGTGTTAATCTTTTATCCGTTATATCCATTTAAAATATAAAAATATTAAATTATTAATTTATAGTTCTTTATCTTCTTTTGAAAAATTATGTATTAAATTATCTGAATTACTGTTTGTTATTTCGCCTGATAACATAGCAGATTCATATAATTTTCTCAATACGTCATTTGGCGCATTGCTGCCGATTTTTATAAGATTATGGTCCCTTAAATAATTTTTAACGTCATTTATATTTTTTCTTTTTAAATCTTTTTGTGCGTTCAATATTAGTTTTCTGGTGCCTCTATCTTTAATTAATACTCCTACAGTTCGTTTAATTTGAGATTTTCCGAGTGTATATTTTCGTTTTATAGTTTTTTTTGTTATTTGTTTTGTTGCAATAATTTGTCCTGCGTTTTGTTGTTGATTTGTCGTCTCATTTTGCTGCTGAATTGGCTGCTGAATTGGCTGCTGAATTGGCTGCTGAATTGGCTGCTGAATTGGCTGCTGAATTGGCTGCTGAATTGACTGCTGAATTGACTGCTGAATTGGCTGCTGATATGCGTTTGGTTTTTTAATTAAATTTTCTGAAATTAACATGTCGTTTTTATGTTCTTGTTGTTTTTGTTTTATTTTTTCTTTCAATAAATTTAATCTTTTCTCTCTAGCACTTTTTTCAGTGTTTATTTTATCACCATGTATAATTAACGATGAATTAGGATTATTAACAATATAATTTCTCTGAGTACGCATCCATTCTCTATAGCTCGGTTTTAATCCACCTTTTAATACACCATAAGGAACGTCGTTGTTATTATTATTTATTTTAATAGGTTCATATGTTTGTGATTGAATTTTTAAATCTTCAGGTAATTCTAAATTAATGCCTAACTGATGCGAATCTATCTTTTCTCGTTCTTGAAAACTATTATAGTTTTTAACAGTTTTTCTCTCTATATCTTCTTTATGTTTTTGTCTTATGACTTCATTACGTTCTCTATTTTCATCAAGTTTTTTTCGTTTAGATAATGTCTGTAAATAGTTAATTGATTCATTAAATTCGTCATTAAAATTTTTTAAATTATCATTTGATTCTTGTGTTTTAGTTTCATTGTCTCTTTTTTTATTGTCTTCTAACCCCATAGTTTCGTTTTGTTTATGTTCTTTTATCCTTTTTAAAAGTTTATTTTTAAGGACATTTGGAGATATAATTGGAACATTAGTAGGTTTAGTTTTTTTTTCCCTACTTTTTTTAGTTTTAGAATTACTAACACTAAATAAAGATGGATTGATCGAAATAGTTTTGTTTGACATTTTATTTATTATTATATTAAACAAAAATAAATAAAAAATATGTACTTATTAACTGTACATTGTATTATATAAATTAGTTTTAAAATCTTCTTCTTCTTTTTTAGATTTAATATAGTCATTTTTTAAATAAATTTGAAACCCTTTTTCTAAATCTTTATAATTTATCTTTCTTTTATCATTTTCAGGTTTACAAAATACACGCCGACTATGAGCAATTTTAATTTTAGATAATAATATTTCAATATCACGGCCAAAAAAATAAAAATAATTATAATTTTTTTTAAACCATTCTAATGCGTCTTTTTCTATCAAATCTACTTCCCAGCCAATATCATTTACTTTTTTTAAAAATATTTTATATAAATCTTGATATGTATAATTGTCAGTTTTGAATCTCCAAGTGAAACGCGAGTCTAAACCTTGATTATAACTAAAAAAGTTTTCTTTTAGTTCTTTTTCGTATCCAGCAATAATGACCATTAAATTATCTTTATTATCACTCAGAGCTTCACATAGAGTATCAATACATTCTTTTGAAAAACTATCTTTTTTTTCAGAATTACCGAGAGAATAAGCTTCATCGATAAACAATACGCCACCTAAAGCGTCTTTAATAACATCTCTAGTTTTTAATGCGGTTTGTCCTAAATAACCAGCTATTAAATCGCTTCTCGTAACTTTTTTAAAAGTGTTCTTAGAGAGAATTCCTACTTTACCATATATTTTTCCCATTATTTTAGCTATTTCTGTTTTCCCGGTTCCGGGAGGACCATAAATAACAGTATGTAAAAATTCACCTGATAAATTTTTATTTTTGTGTAACTCTTGTATGAAATATAATATTTGATCAACTATATTATTTTTTAATTCATTCATTCCAATCATATCATTTAATTCGATTAATGGTTCTTTTATGTTATGAAGTGCTTTCATATCTATATTATAGTTAATTGAAGGATCAAGTTTATATTTATCAATTAAACTTAATATATCGCTTATTGAATTAATTTCAACATCAATGTTTATTTCTTTTTTAGGGGTATTTATTATTTTATTTTGTTCATTAACATAATGACTATGACTATTATTACTATTACTAATACTACTTATAAGTTCATTTTTAACTAAATTTTCATTATAATCTGAAAAAAAACTATATTTTTTGTTTATATTAATACAATCAGTTTTTAAACTATTTATTAAATTATCTATTTCATTTTTA